GCCATTTGTGTCTACGAACTCGTTGAGCTCGGTCATAAACTTATTTACTACTTTTTGGTATTTTTCGTTTTCTCTTTGTGTTCTGTCTTCCTCGAGTTGTTTTTCTAGTTGCTCGAGTTTGGAGTTGTAACTTCTTTCCATTTCTTCTCGCATGAGCTGGAGTTGCATGTCGGCTGGTAGTTTGCCGTCTTCTAGCGTCATTTGCGTAATTTTGTCGTAGTCCCAGCCAAACTTTTTAAGGGCTTCCATTGGGTTTCTACGTAGCAGTTGCTCAAGGGGCTCTTCTTCGGGAGCGGCTGGCTCTGCTGGTTTTTCTAGGGCGGCTAGCTTGCTTTCTAGTTCCGCATATCGTTGTTCGAGTTGTGATTCTCGTTGCCTAATGGCTTTTTCTTTTCTACTTAAAGCTGCAAATTTTGATGAGAACTTGTCTTCTTCGGGTTGTGCTGCTTCTTCGGTTTCGCTAATTTCTTCTTCATTCTGATACGCTTGTTCAGCTTCGATTTGACTCGAGGTTAGCTGATCTTGCGCTTTGTCTGAAAAAGCGTCGCTAAGTTCCTGATTATTTACGTACTCGTTTAGTACTTCAGGTGCTGAGCTGTTTTGATCTGACATTGGGACTCCTTTATTGCTTGTTTGGGCTTGTGCCCGGCTATTGTAAGCCTATTAGTATGTAATCGTTATGTAACTGGTAGTAAATCGGTTGTTGGAGGCGCTTCTGGAACTCCTATTGGAGCTTGTTCTGCTACGCCTTGTTGCAATAGAGCCGGATCTACTGGAGCTTGTTGAGCTGCTAGTGCTTCTGGTGGAAGCGGGGGCGGTTGCAAGGCTTCTTGTGCTTTTTTCATTAGGGCTTGAGCGTCTTCCATCCACATCCTGAGAAGCTCTAGTTTGTCGTCTGGAGCCGATACAGAGCGATAGTGTAGGTAGGCTTGCTGACACATTTGAATGCCGAGCTCGAGGTTCTGGTAAGGCTCAGGAGTCTGATATTCACCTTTAGAGACCATCCGCTCGATCATGGCTTCAATGTCGTCATATGCGGCATTTACCATGTTGTAGGCGCCTTCTAGGTCAGGAAAGTCGAGTAGTTTGAGACCTTGCTCTTTTGAGATAAAGCCGGCTTGAAGGAGTTCTTGAACATCTTGCAAGCGACCTGCTGGAGTAGAGGCTAGGGCTGAAGTTGGGAAGATTTGCATCATGTACTTATCGTCTTCCATGTCTACGTCTGCCCACTTGATTGTTTCGATGAATTTTGAGCCTTTGGCTTTTACTGCGAAGTCTGGGTTGTCTGAGTAAATATCGCGAGCCAAATCGATGATAATATCAGCAGCGTTTATAAAAGCTTCTTCGTATCGTTGTCCGACAGACATAAAGCGCTCTGATTCGATGTCGTTAAATTCTCGTAGGGCTTTTCCGCTGTCGAGACCGGAGGGTTTTTTGCTTTGCGCTGCTAGTTGGCTTACTCCGGCGATTTCGTATGCGCGGTTGTATAGGCGGTCTAGGTGCATAAATAGGTCTTGTGGGATTGCGGAGACAGATTCGTAGGATGGCTTTGTGCCCGCATATTTGATGATCCCGCCTATTTTGTTGTTTAGGTGGGCAGTTACGATTTTGGAGCTAGCTTCTACGAATACTTTTGGAATGCTAGTTAGGTGCATTGAGACTTGGATAGTGCGTAGAATCTTGTTAATTTCTAGCTGTAGTCCTTGAAGTTGTTCGGACATTCCTTGACCAAAGAAGCCTACTGGGCGCTCATTCCAGCGAAAGAATACGAATGGGAAGTAATCTTTGTTCCACTCTTCTTCGAATAGCGTGCAGTTTGCGGTCGATATGATGTGTTTTCCGTCGTGTTTTTTGTCTTTGCTGCTGGGTAGGTGCCATGATTCTACGACCATGACCATTTGCTTGTCGCGTGTTCCGCGGTTTGTGCTGTAGACTGCTTCTGCGTCAGTAGCTGCTTCGATTTGGACTTTTTTGTCTGGGAACATACCGACTAGGACATCTCGGTGGACATACTTAACTTGGTGCATTTGACGTGGAGCGCCATAGAAGGACTCAGTATCATCTAGTTTAATCTCGTCAATAAAGACTCTCTCGGCTTTAATTTCGCCGTCGACTTCCATGATTTTTACGCATCCCGTTCCGAAAATACAGCTGTCTTGGAATGCCATGCGAGCGTGCTTGTAGAATTCTGAGCCGTAGAAAACGCCTTCTACGAATTTGGAGAGCTTTTTGGCTTTAAGTTGGAGGGTAAAATCTCCTCCGGAGGTAAGAAAGGTAGGTTTAGGTTTGTTTTTGCCGATTTTTGATACCACGGTGTCAATCATGGATTGGACAATATTCATTGTAACGCGGTGGGTGACGTTGTAGCTTGTTTCTACTCGGTTGTAGCTGTAGGAGTCGAGTCCTGCCATTTCGTAGTTGCCGTAGAGGCGAGCAAAGCGTAGATTGTCGGCTGATCGGTAGCTTTGGTTTTGGTCAAGGTAGCCGATGTAGGCAAATATATCTTTATGGGCGTCTTGTTTGGAGGAGTTCCACCAGTGCATGCCGTTGTTAAGAATAGTAGAAGCCGTTGAATCGTAAGAGCTTGACATGTAATTTCCTATCGGTTAGTTGACCAGTAGAGCATTTCTTCTTCGTCCTTGGAAGACTCTTCTTCTGTGTCTGTGAGGGTCGCGCTGTTTGTGAATGCTGGCGCTCCGGGGGCGATTAATTCGTTATCCGGTATAAAGGACAGCTCGGAGAGCTCTACGTGTAAGTCCCCTAATTTAAAGGACTTTACTTTGTTTTCTTTACACCAAAGGATGAATTTTTGTACTTCTTCCGTGGTTTTGAGCATATGAGTCTCCGCTTGTGTGTTTCTGTTATTTACCAGTCTGATCCGTCAAAGTCTTCTTCGAGCATTTTGTCGTATTCGTAGCTTTCTGGGTCGTCTAGTTTTTTCTGCATTTCCTCGGCTTCTTTTGCTTCTAGCTCGATCATGTAGGCTTCAGTCTGTCGAGCCGGTGCTAATTGAGGAGCTTGTGACAAATAGTGGCGACATTCGCGCCAAGCGTAGAGTACCGCGTCACATATATCTGAGTGAAACGTGGTGGATATTTTGGGTCGCTCTGGGTTTCTTATTTTGCTTTCTCGGTCCCATTGTACTCTCATCGAGTCTTCCTCGAATATGGAGTTTTGGTACGCTTTTAGTTTGCCGTGGCGTAAATCGTCATTTAGAAGCTCGATGAATTCTATTTTACGGGCTTTTTCTGCTGCTTCTATGACGAGTCCGTGACGCTGTTGGATTTCTTCTTGTACTTTTTTACCTAGTGCGCCGGCATCCATTACCATTTTAATTGGGTTGTACTCGCTTTGTAAAGCTTTTATTTCTTCGACGAGGGCGGTAATGTCTTGTTTTCGCTGGACTACTTCGTCTATTAAGTAGACTCGTTTGTAGTGGGTATTGTAGCCTAGGACTGCTATAGCGTCAGCGTCGTTGAAGCCAATATCGATGCCGAATATGTAGTACCATTCTCCTTCTTTTGGGAGGGATTCGTAGGTGTTGCGGCGCTTGTCAAATTTAAAGACTAGGGAGTTTAAGTCTTCTACCCATAGTCCATAAGTTTCTCGTTGGTAGCCTGCGTCTGTAACATCGATGTCAAAAAGCTCGCGTTCTTCTTGGAGGGTGGCTTCTAGATCTAGCCCGTTGGCGGGATCGTGCATGTGCGGGTTTTCAAAAGCGGTCCAGTGATAATTATCCCACATATCGCTTTGCGTGTATTCGTAGAAAGGTCCTGCTAGGACGGGTCCGGGCGTTCCGGTCATGTAGAGGGTTCCACGATGATCTCGTAGGGCAGGTATGATGATATCTTTGACCAGGTCTTTTAGGTAGGGTCGAAATGATTGGGCTTCGTCGAGGTAGGCTTTCTTTAATTTCCATCCGCGCATTTTTTCGATTTCGTGCCGGTCCTTGACACCTTCGCATGCTATTTTGGAGCCGTTGGGGAACTTTATTGAGAGTCTAGTATTGTCTACTTTTGCTTCTAGTTTAAAATCTTCGATGATTTTCATTAGATCAGTCCAGATGATGTTCCGGACGTTTTGCTTGGTCATTGTGATGTAGAGGCAGGTTGAGCCGTCTTCTTTTATGCAAGTATCGATCATGTCAGCTGCGACGCCTACGGTCTTGCCGGATCTACGGCTGCAAACTGCTGTACGAAAGCGTTTGCCTTCCCCTCTAAAGAATTTAATCTGCTCGTCAAAGCAGTAATCTTCAAAGTTAAAATCCATCTTAGCAGAAGCCGCTTGTTTGCGGCGTTCTAGTTCTGCTAGGATGGCTTGTCTGCTTGGAGGGCTTTGGTTTGACATTACTTAGGACGTTTAATGTCGGACGCTCGGACGCTTGAGGTTTTTTGTTTTTCCTCTACTATTTGCTCTTCACGTTTTTGATGCACGGGGGCGTCGAATACGATTACAGAGACGTTTGTGAGAGGAATGAGGATGTGGTCTTGATCGTTTTTGACTTCTACGGAGAGAAGGTCTTTTATGATGTTGACTTCTACTGGGGGCTTGGGTCCTACTTCGCTGGTTGTGAAATAGGTTTCGACTTTTTTGT